GTCAGGTTGTCACTTGGTGGGACGGAGAATACGTCGAAATTCCAGTGGTCGGACTCATGTAATGAGCCAAGATAGCTTGAGACACTAGAACGAATTTCTTGGTAAGTGGGAAACTCGGGAAATGTATACTCAGGACAGGTGATGTCGAAGAGTGGTAGTTGATATTTCCATTTCTTGAATATCTTGTCGAGATGATGCGTGGGTACGGGTTCATCTGTCTTGAACTTGTCATATACCATCTTGCATAGCAAGTGGAATTCCCAGGATTGACCGCAGTTTGCATAGGCTAGGCCTAGTGCGCGGGCAGCGTGTATCCAATTCCTTTCGGGAGGAACAGGACGTTCGGGGAAGGCAAGTTGAGCCACTAACTTTGAGACTGGGCGTGTGGGGTAGCCGTTGTCGTTGTCAAAACTAAGGAAGGTCAGTTTTGAAGCTAAGTTAGAATAAGCGCTCTTAAGAATAGATAAAATCATACCATGTCGGGTACGGGAATATGTTTCTAAGAAGCTCATAAATTCAATAATTCTATTAAAGTTATGCTTCATGAAGATGAGGTTGTCATCTCCCATTACGCAAAATAGCATCTGGAGACATTCATCGTGTGTGAATCCGAATTCAAGTAAACAATCGACGATAACGTACATGTTACCGAAAGAGTCTAGGTGCTGAGTGTTCAGCATCCCAGATGGGACGCCTCCGTGTAAGCGGAGATAGGCGAAACCGTCAAAGGTCAAGAAAATCATACGTAGGTAAAAGACGTACAAAAATTTGACTAGATTGAAGATTTTACGCGCGAATGCGAGTGTGTCTTGTGTTGAGTCGGGGTATTGTCTTGTTGGCATATAGCCATGAGATACAATTAAAATAGAGGGTAGGTAATCCAGGAAGAAGGCTGTGATTATGAATCGGGGCAGTCTTTGGTCGAATTGTGACCAATCGATGGATATAAAAGATTCGAATGCGCTAAGCACTTGATTGAGTAGGTTCATACCTCCTCGAAATGTTTCGATTCCGTGAGCTACGCAGGATTGAGGGTTGCGGAGTTGCATGAGAGCAGGAAGGAGAAGCATCTTTTCTAGGTGCAGAAAGCGATCATCTACAGAATAGACGGGTCGTATCTTTTTTGGTTCGTTCGGGTCGCGTTTTGAGATTTGCGTTCGAATGAATAGTTGTGCTGGGTGTTTGTCAAACCAATGTTGCAAGGTGGTTGCATGTTCATCGGGATCGACGAGATCAGCGGGGAAAGGAAAACCATCATACTTGACGTTGTGTAGTTCACGTCTGTATTCGTTCAATAGAACGTTATAGTTAAATCCTTTGCTTGTGGGTCTGTCTCGATAGAGACTAGGTGTTGAATATTTGGCGAAAACTCTTGTTCGTGGGTTAAACTTTGAGAAGTAGGACGCGGATGTGTTAAGTGGCTGTGTGCCAGCTAATGCGTCTGCATAGTGAAGTGGTCGGTATGGAGTGATTCCAAGTTTTTGTCGGAGAATGGACATGATGAGTTCGTGTCGCTCAGGTGATGGCGGCGGCGGATCGTCAGTCGCACGGTTGAAGTCGTGAAAAGCTTGAGGGCCATAGGAAGGGGGTCTACAAAGTAGGTGAAGATACTGGACGTAGTTTGGAAACCAGTCAGTTATGATTTTGGCAATTTCGGGGACGGGCAGGTCGCCAGAAAGGTCAATTTCTTCGGAGAACAGGATGTTTGATCGTACATCAGGGGTTTCGATGAAACTAGATTCACTAATTAAAGGAGCAGGTGATGCGTCAGTTTGTAGTGAAGCACTCGGAATTGAGTGGTATCGTTTCTCGATGAATTCGATTCCTTGGACGGGGAGTCTGTCGGAAGGTAATTCTTCTGATGAGTAAAATTCGTAAAGTTGGAAGGGTTCTTCGCGTTCATGATATCGCTCGATAATGTCATCAACTGCGTTGTTAAGGCTGTCTTTGATCTTGTGGCAAGTGAGTAGATCTATATAGCTGAGAAGAGATTTCTCGTATACAAAGATTACGGGTGGATTGTCACGGGGAGCATCACGTCGTAAGGACCATTCAAATAGAATGTTACGAATTGGGTAAACCAGTTGTTGGGTGGTTCGGTTGTTGCGCTTTGCGATTTGATACCGCAATAAAACCTTGATTGTGACTGTTTGGTTAAGAGTCAGCAGGTTAGCGAGAAAATTCGGTTGATTGAGTCTGTTGAACTTTAGAATGTGTGGGGTTTTGTTAATCCAAAGTACGTATAAGTTCATCGTGTTGGGGGTTCAAATTTGTGTAAAGTTTTAGAAAGAAAAAATTTCTTTTAAAATTTTAAATTTGAATTTTAGATGAAGTCGGG